TATCACGAACGCTGCTGGTAGAGACATCATGGGTGGCGCTTTATCAGATCGTGGAAACGCTACGACTGAAGTAGCTTTCGCTATTGATGCAGGGTTAACCAAACATTCTCCTCCTATTGATGGTGCTTTGACTATTGCTGTTAGCAACAATTCTGTTAATTCAGCTAAATCAACTATTAAGTTTTTCCTTTTTAGATAATTTAAATTTATCAGAAGGGTAGGAGGACCATGGGTGGAGATTCTAGACTTTATCAAAACACTGCAAGTGCCAGGATTGATTTTGGCGGGGATTGTTATCTACCTGATGTACAAAATACTAATGGCCCAGTTAGATCGCAACTCTCAATTGGCCAATCAACTATCAGAAAACAATGCTACGTTGCGGGAAATGAATGCTCTAATATCTCAAGTCTGCCAAAAAGTGGGAGTGTATACTGGGGGCAGGCCATGAACTGGATTAAACAATTAATTATTTTATGGAAGGGAAGTGGGCATGATCATGTAATAGAGGAATCTCAATCTCTTAATAAACAAATTCGAATCTCAATTGAAAAGAATCGTGCTTGTTTGGACGGAGAAGATTTTTGGATGAAAAATAATCGTGAAAAGGTAACTCCAAATGGAGACTAGAAAACTTCTTATCTCTACTTTTTGGCCATTATTATTAATAGTGTTCATTTTAATATTTACACTGGATTATTTTAGTATAATTGATACCGCTTTACAAAATTATTCCATTGTTGTCATTTTATCTGTGATGTGTTCTGTGTTTTTTGCTTCCTGGTGGTTTTCACAAAGAGATGCGACTCACATATATAAGTGGCTAACCTTTTTCTTTGTATCAATTGGTGTTTCAAATACAATTCAATTTATAGCTAGGTTGTATTGGTTATATGATAGAATACAATATTTATCGTTTGTTGAATCTTTCATCTATCAATATCGTGGAATATGTGAAATATTTAGTCTTATTTTTATGTTGTCTTTTATAATGGCGCAAAGATACGGAGTCGATTCTCTATCTATTATCCCTAGCAATATAGCTGTTTTGGAATTTCGTCAAAATAGAAGAGGGGATTGGACATGGGAAATTACAACTGGTAGTGGAGAAGTCCTTTCTCATGGCACTAGAAGGCCAACGAGAGCTAACTTAATTATTTCTAAAATTCATATTATAAAACAAAAGCCGAAAGAAGCGAAGATTATAGCTGAGTTTAAGGAGGAAAAGAAATGAACCCGATTCCTTTTATCTCAAGTATGATGTCTCAAGACAATGGAAATCCATCTTCTATGAGAGGTGTTTTGGTCTTTGGAGTTATAGTGATTGTTGGTGCATGGGCTTTCATTTGTTTTTCTTCTAGAACTCTTGTTCCTTTTGATACTACGCATATTACTGTTCTTGGTATGTTGTTAGCCGGTAAGGTTGTTCAGAAATCTCAAGAAGAAAAGACAGGGGAGAAAAAACAATGAAAAGAATATTGTTTATTGTTTTTACAATATTGGTCTTTTCTTCTTTGTCTTATGCCGCTCGATTAGTAAGCGATAATTCTACTGAATCACCGCAGACATGTGAGTTTGATGGTGTTTCAATTCCGTGTGTCCTTAACGCTCATGGTGGCATTGATACTCCAGTTACTATTGCCGATCTTGGTGTTGGTACTAAGATCATTAAGGCCAGATATTGTGTCCAGGATGGCCTTTGGTGTTCGGAGTGGTCGAGCCCTTTATCGGTTACGGTTCCCGCTTTGAATCGACCGGGAACCATCAAATTATCGAAGTAGGAATCTGGAACTGGTAATGAGTGAGATAGTAGCCCTCCGCAAAGAAAACGGCAAGATGTTTGATGCCGGGCGAGACGCCAAGAGTGGCAGGCCCAGCTACACGCTTGAGGCTAGGACTGGGCCGATCCACTACAAGGAAGAGTACAAAGATACCGACCCCTGGCTTGATCTGGATGAGACGTATTGTGAGGAGAGCAAGGCGGGATTGGTCTATCCCAAGATGCCGAACATCGTCACGGTGTTCCAGGACCGCTGTGGCTACCAGATTCAGTCCCGCTCGAATCCCGATCACATCGCCAGGGTCGAGCTGGTCTCCATCGATGGTCAGAACGTGACCGCCTGGCAGGATTCGGCAACACTCAAAGTCTATGCCCGAGTCCATCCATACCGAGTGGGCATCTGGAAGGACTTCTCAGGCGCAAGCAAAGCCAAGTCTACAACGATGCGCTGGCGTGTGACTGAGCTGGGTAACGCCAAGAAAGATAGCCATCCGTTTGCATTCAGAGACCAGCCCGAAGCTTACAGTATTGCTGACCTGGCCAGCCTTGACCCCGAAGCGATGAAGAAGGCCAAGGTTGCCATCGAGACGGCCCGGACTCGGATCGACGACACCTCGTGGTACTGGGACGAGCTTATCCCGGCTGAGGCCAAGTTAGTTGACACTGACTGGCAGGTGGGGGTTGCGACGGACGATGGCCGGTGGTGCGGAAATTCGGAAAATCCGTACACTGGCTATGATCTTACAATTGGTCAGGCTGGGCTTTTACATTACCGTAATTTCTATTTGTTTAGAAGTCTCGGAATACAGGGTGGCTCAACTATAAATAGTGCTTATGTGACCCTTCGTGCAAAAGGAAAAGGATATTTGCCGTGTTATGGTCGGCATACAGCAAAATTGGCGATCAATCCAGGCCCACCGACTAAACAGGCTGATGTTACCCCAAAGACGACAGCATACGTGGATTGGAGACGTGGTAGTTGGTTCACTAACACTAATTATAATTCACCAAGTCATGCAAGTATAGTTCAGGAAGTGGTGAATCAATCAGGATTTTCGACAAGCAGCAACATACTCATGTTTGATTACGATAATGGTAGCTCGAACGGATACTATGTCATAAGTTATTCTTACAGTAATTCATCAAGCTATGCTCCAAAATTGACCGTCACCTGGACTGAGCCCACCCTACGTGGGCACATCTATGTTCCAAACGTTTCCTGGCTTTCAAAATCACTTCTAAAACGAAGGGAGATCTAACAATGGCAGGTGTAATCGCGGTAGCCAATACCGCCGAGGTTGCCTTAACTGCTGCAACGGCCAAAACCGTGCTGCAATTGATCGCAGCGAGTAATCACCCCGTGAAGGTCAAATCTTGGGGCGTCTTCTTTGATGGGGCCAGCGTAACTGATGAACCCGTTCAGGTCCGCTTACTGCGCCAAACCAGTGCCGGAACCATGTCATCCCTCACCCCGGTGGAACGCTCACTGACCGGTGTAACGCTGCAGACCACCGCGCAGCATACGGCCACGGAGGAACCATCGGCGGGCAATGTCCTCGCCGCACGCGAGGTTCACCCCCAGGGCGGCTATCAAGAAATTTTCCCCGCAGGCGATGAGGTTATGATCGGCTCTGCCGGTCGTTTGGGGATCGAATGCACTGCCCCGGCCAAGGTCAATGTTCGTGCCGAGATCGTCTTCGAGGAATAAGTCGTGATTCGCCCGGCATCCAAACGCAGCCCCTACCTGCACCGCCCATGCGGGCAAACGACTGCCTCTTACGTCTATGAGGGCGATTGTACCCTCAGCATCACCCCCGAGCACAGTGAAGCTGCAACTTGGGCACCATCGACTGAGGTTGCGCTCAGCCTTGCATCTGAGCATAGCATCATTCTGAGTGTTGCCACCACTGTCGAAGCTCAGGTTGCGCTCTCTCCGGAAAGCTTGCCAGGGCTGGTCGTCCTTCCGCCATCCGAAGTAACAATCACCGCCACTCCGCAATCAGGGACGCTCGCAGGCTTTGCGCCGGCAACCGAGAGCGCCGTTACCTTGGCACCACAAGGCTCTGTGGCCAACACCTTTGCTCCATCCTCAGAGCAATCGCTCAGTCTTCTCGGGGAAGCTCAAACACTCGTCTCTCTGAATCCAGAAACGCTTCTTGAAGTGGCATTGGCACCAGAGCATGAGCTTCTCTTTGTCGCTTCCTGTGATGTGGAGGCCATTCTTTCCCTGACTCCCGAGCATGGTGTGGTCCTCGCCTTCGCTGCACTCACGGAAGCGACGGTCTCTCTCGTTCCAGAAGCGGACGTTACTACAACTATCCCAACAATCTATGAATACCTTGGGGAAGTATCCTGCTCGCTCAAGAGCGAACATTCCGTTTTGTTTGCGGCTCTTCCTTCAAGCCAGCTATCCGTCACGCTCTCTCCGGAGAGCATTGCGGCAACGGCCTGGCAACCAAGCACGGATGTATCGCTCACCCTGCTGCCGGAGCATACCCCTGAAGTAGTTTTCGCCCCCTCACCCGAAATGCTGCTGATTCTCCAGCCAGAGCATTCACTCCTGGCCACCATGCAGGCTGACGCCGACCTCGTCTTAGCACTTTCTCCGGCCGGATCATTTCTCTTCATCACAAGCACTCCCTGGACCACGCTTTCCCTGGAACTCCTGATGGACCAGTACACGGCAACCCTTGCCGTAGAGCAGATCACAGCAACCCTGCAACCGGCAACCTATAGCGCAACCCTTGAATAGGAGCAGCACATGGCGAAACTGGTGAATGAGGGAGAGAATAGAGTTCTCAACATCCTCTACGGTGAAACGGCAGTAGATGCCACCCTCTATCTCGGTCTCTACACCGATGAGACTGAGCCTGCAGAAACAGCTGGACTGGCCGATCTGACAGAGGTTTCCGGCACTGGCTATGAGCGAAAGGCTCTCACTCGCGGGAGCAACTGGACGATAACCGACGACCTGGCCAGTTACGCGCAGCAGATCTTCACAGCCGGCGGCGAATGGGGTGC